CTTCAGTGATTTTTTTAGGATTAATTGGTTCTTCTGGTAAAGAAACAATCTCGGAATTGGCATATTCCCTAATAGCAGTTTTATATTTTTCTGCTACCTTTTCTTTCATTCTTTTTACTAAATTTTCTTTCAAATTAGTACAAAAAATCTGTTTAGGACTTGTGGTTATGCTTTCGATTATTTTATTTAAAGCCAGTTCCATTACTTCTGTTCCCCTTGCTGTTCCTGTTGACCCATGCCCATTTGTTGTTGTGCGATTTGTTGTTGCATCATCATTTGCTGCTTCAGTTGCGCTTCATTATTCATTTCTATATTCATTCGGATGATGTCTTGATCGTCTTGTTTGAGAAGATATTTTCTGATATATTCTTCTGAGAAGTATCTTCCAACAAATGGATCTACAGTAGCAAGAATATCCATTCTGTCCTTCAAAATTTCTGTCTCTTTCAATTCATCAAAATATGAATCTCTATTGTAAGTGAAAGCGATGTCTTGATTGATTGTCTGCCAATCGTCTTCACTTATGATTCCCTTCAATAACAATTGTGTTCGCAAAAGATTTAAAAATAATATAGAAAATCTATTTCTAAGTCTATCTATAAATTTATAAAATTTTACTTCATCACGGGTTATCTCTGTTGCTCTTCCCATATTGAACCCGGTTTCGGGTAACATTCGAGTAAGAGGAACATTTAAAGCCTGCCATAGCTTCTTTTGGAAGTATTCGACATCGGTCATTTCACCCAAGTTAGAGCCTGAGCTAAGTGTGTCTACTTCAGTTCCTCTTGCACCTTCTCTACGGGGCATCCAGAAATCTTCAAGCATCGATTGGAAATTACGATCATCTCGTATTTGTCCGGTTGATGGATCGTAAATTATCTTATTACGATACCTGTTCATAATATCACGAACATATTGCTCAGCTTTTGCTTTTGGCAAATTACCAACATCCACATAAAATATTCTTCTTTCAGGGGCTCTTGCTATTCTGTAAATAACAACCGAATCTTCCAGTTGTCTTAACATGTTTAGCGGTCTAATAGCCTTTTGAAGGTATCCTACCACTCTTTTTGTGGCTGAATCTACAATACCAGAGTGAACATAACAAATGGTATCGACAGAGAATTTGATTCCTGTCGGAGCTGTAGGAATAAGAGCATCACGATCGGTATCGATGTAAACATAGTATTCCTCCATCTTTTTCATGACAGGAACAACTACATTTACATTTGGATCTATTCTTTTTCTTTCCTTCTCTATTTTTCTTACCTTTTTAATCTTTATTGGATCTATAGGTAAAAGATCGAGGATACCAGCTTGTGGATTTGTTGGATCTATTTGAATATAATAATATATTTTACTGTCGATGTACCATTTGCGAAATATATCATAACCTTTATTATTAAAATCCAACATGCTTAATATGCCATTAAATTCAGAGTAAATTTTATTCTTAATAACATCCGATAACTGGACATTATCTAAATTTACTTTAACCGGTTTTTTATCTAAACCAGGAACTATGGCATCATTTACGATATCATCAATAGCCTTATCCACTTCAGAATATATTGCCATTGATCTATATTGCTGTATGAGTTGGTTTTCATCACGAACAGAACCGGAGAAGTCCACTAAAGATCCTTGGACTCCTCCGGTTTCTATTAAATACGCACCATCTACCTTATCAGGGGGTATTACTTGAGGTTGTGGGGGTGAAAGTTCAGATGTTCCGTCTGGTCTTTTTCTCCCAATATTAAATCCCAATATATCTAAAATAGCCATAAAATTCCTTTGGATTTAATTATCCGTTATAAGCGTAATCCATCTCACTGAATTCTATCTGTACCGAGAAAGTTATTATATTTTCGTTATTTTCCATGTCGAACGATATTTGACCAACATTTGAGCACCATGCTCTTTTGAGTACCGAGGTCTTAACAACATCATTTCCGTTCAATCCTAATTGGAAAACGGTTATGTCTGTCATCAAATCGGTCATATCTAGAGCTTGTCCAGAAGTGCTGTTATCTAAATGGCCATTGATTTTATTTGACCATTCGCTGAAGAATTTGTATCCTCCATGCTTTTTGTCATCGAGAACAGACATTTCCCATGTACCGTAAGTTCTTACTCCCGGCATTTTAAAAACTCTACCTCTGTATGGAACAGGAATGGTAGTGAGTGTAGAAGCGGGTAAAGATGCAGAACGAACATGGTATATCCAAGCCCCTGCATTACCAGCGAGACGATTTGATGCTGCTGTTATCGGATTTAAAGCTTGAAAATTACCTTGTGCAACTTGACTAGCTGGATCTCCTGCATTAACTTGAGGAGGATTGACACCAGCAACCGGTCCTATTGAGATGTAAAATCTATTAGGTCTTAATCCACCATTAAAACCGTCTATAAATTCTGATATTGAATGCTGATTAGCCATTTTTTACCCCTTGAAAGTTTAGGTGTTTTGATTTGTGAATCTGATTGTGATGTAATTAATGCTCTTTGCCGGTTTCACTAAGATATCGGCTACGAATTCGTTGGCATCAACAACAGACGCAGGATTGTTGGTTTCGTCACAAATGATTTGGTATTCTGTTATACCTCTTTGTGATTGAATGGTTCTCAGTATTCCGTCAACAGAAGTTCTGAAAAGAGTTCTGGTTGTGTCATCATTGAATTCAAATAGGAATCTCTTTGCGAGAGGACCAATTGTATTTACGAGATATACGAACAATCTGCTTACATTTATTCTTGAGAATGAGGAAGTGCTAGTTTCCATGGTCTTGTCACCCATAAGGAAAGTGCCTTCTCCCGGGATTGTAAGTGCATAATTGATCTTATTATCATAGAGAATATTTTGATTTGCTACGCTAGGTTGATCAGCCAATCTGATAAGATTAAGTATTCTACCTCTGGCAAATCCAGCAGGAGACCACCAAGGAGCATAATCTCTATCTGTTCTGCAGATACATCCAGCAACATCAGGAACGATAGGAGTTCTTACTGTTTGATCTTCATTAAGATCGAGTCCCAAATGGATCTTATCGCCATACACACAAACACCATACTTACCCAAACCAGATGCTCTTGTGTAAATATTGGTGGCAACTTGCATGCTAATTCCAGCAATATCTCCGCAAATACCAGCATAACCGGACAAGGAACCACTTGCTCCTACCACACCGATGCAATCATATTCTCTAGCAGCAACAATTGCTTCTACGGCAGTTGCTTGTGCAGCGGTTGAATCTAGAGCAAAAACAACATCAATATCATTAAAAGTTGTTTTTTCCATCAAAGGATTTGCCAATGCGGTATATGTTGTACCGTAACTTCCACCCAAGAACAGTAAACCACCGTACTGTAAGAAGTTGGCAACACTCCACCATTGAGTGGCAGCAGATCCAGTTATTCCATTAAAAATTTTACCATCAGCTAGAATTGTACTGGCACTGGCATATGCACTCTTTACATCCGAAAGGGTAACGCCAGTTAGTCCAGCAGGAATTCCCTTGAAGGGGCTATCTGCTGCTCCACTGGCAGTTTTACCTGCATATGCACCAAATACAGTGTTGTATTTGTTAACCCAGATAGGTAAAGAATCAATTGACATATAACCAGCATTTATTTCTGCGGTTGTTCCCAATAAAATTAGTAAATTATTACTTAATTGAGAAAATGCTGCGCCTACGGTATTTGAAATATTTTCAGATCCAGAGGCTATAAAACTCTCGTCGGCAATTTTAATTGTAACATTTGGTGCTGCCATTTTATCTCCTTCGATTTATTCTTGAATATTTAGTTTTTTTACTTTTTTGCAGATTTCCATATACCATCGTCATCCAAAATAGTATCTTCCTCCCCATTATTATGAGAAGAAATGAATCCAAAGGGGGTCAAATCGTTTTCAAGTTCTTGTAATTCCTCATCAAACATTCCTTTTCGTATGTCTATTGCGGTCATATCTTTAAAATATGACTGGCGACACAACCAAGCAAAGAATATTAGGCACATCACCAAGTCATCCGTATGTCCATCCTCTGCTTTCCATTGCACTTCGGCATGGGCTACGAATGTCATCAATTCTTCAATAATATGTATGTCATTTATTATAAGTCTTTCGTGCTCAACTAGGTTTTTGAGAATGGAGCATCCAGTCTTTTTAATAGACTGGGTAGTTTTAATTCCCATTAATTTGTTTCCGCGACCAAATCCTCCGCTAACAACCTGTCCTTTTCTACCCTTGGACACAGTAGTTACAATATTTTCATATTCTAACTCATGATGTAAAATATCTACAACCTGACCACCGATGTCATTTGTTTCTACTAATATCCACGCATCGTTGTACAGTCTGGCAACGGATTCTATTATATTTGGATAAACCAAGGGAGGAATTATATTATTTCTAAACTTAGCGACTATTTTGTAAGGGGAAACAGAAGAGTCAAAAACAATAAAGGTGCTATAATCTTTACCCAATCCTCTAGCGACATCGACTGTCATTGAGTAAATATGACCGGGTTTGGGCTGTTCATAAATCCATAACCCATCTTTTGTTTTCTTTATAGGGGTGTCCCATGTCAATTGGCTTAATTTTGATGTCGATATGAGCGTATTTGTAGATCCTAAGAACTCTGTATTATATTCTTGATTAAACTGCTCTTCACTAGTATTTGCAATCGTTTCCTTCATCCATACATTGTCTCGGAGAGGACCACCTGGATATTTTGGTACATCTCTCCAAGAAACTTCGATGGGAATAAATTCATTTTTCCCTTCTTCTCCGGGTTTGCGGGTCGCACCTTTCCAGAGGCTATAAAATTTGTTTAATCCTTTTGGGGTGCTGGTTATCAATACTTTTGTATCTTTTCCTGCTGAAATGGTGGGATACACGCTGGAAAAAAAGTCTTCCGCTATGTTATTTGGAATGTGGGCAAATTCGTCCAAATATATGATATTTACCGATAGACCACGCACTGCGGAGGAGCTTGTTGCGGATGATATTATCCTCGATCCATTTTCCAAAACAATAGATCCCTTATTCCATTCCATGACTCCTTGCTGGAGCCATTTTGGAACATATTGATATGCATTTTTAATTCTATCTAAAATTTCATATGCTATAGTTTTTTTATTTGCCAGTACCGCAACATTCATGTCTTGATTAAATAACACTACCCAAAGCAAATAAGCACACATGGTCAAAGTTTTTCCACTCTGGCGAGGGAGTTTGCATATCACGAATCTATTTTCGTGTATTGTTTTAATAATTTTTTCTTGATATGGATATGGATGATATGGAATCAATCCCTCATTCAATGACACTGCCTTAATATACTTTTTCGCAAAGTACATCGGATCAGAACCACATTTAACATATTCTTCAACTTGTTCTGGAGTAAAATCAATTTTTACTCCGTGTGGTTTTAGATTAACATTATCACGATAGCCATGTAGAGATCTTTTAGCCATTTTCTGTAGAATCATCCTTTAAGACTTTTTTTCTACTTCTTGTTGTGTTTATCAAATCCTGTAGATCAGAAGTAGAGCCAACATATATTGAATTGTTGGTTGTATTTTTTTCTATCACATTTGGTTTTTCAATTTGTTTCATTTTATGATGCATTTCAATTATGTCTTTATTGACTTCGGATACGGTTTTTATCATCGCGGCAGCAACTTCATATGCTCTCGGAGAATCCCCCTCTTGAGCAACTTTCAATATTCCTTGAATTGCATCTTCGCCCGTGGATACTAAAGTTTTTAAATTTTTTCGGACTTGTTGAAAATCTACTTCTAATTGCTTAGATTGGTCAATTTCTATTTTAGTTATATTTGTTTCTTCTTTTTTCTCAGATACGAATGGAATACCCAAGGACTCACTTATTTTTTCGAATGTCATGTTTCACCTAAAATTTCCCTTCAGAAAAAGGATCAGTTTCGCAATAGCTAATAATATCATCCTTTTTCGCTTTCAGTGATGTAATATCATTATCACCATAATTTTCTTCTGTTACTGCATTCTTGGGAATTAGGGTGTTTGATGCAGTCAAGCCAAACAAGTACCATCTTGCATTTGAATCCATTCCCTTGATTATCGTTGTTTGTGAGGTTATGAATGTATCATCAGTAGTTATGGACAATCTCTTCGAGGATGCATCGTAATTGACCACTGTTCCTTGTGCAATTAGTGTATTTCCAACCACACCGGTTTGTCCCGGAACTATATTGTATTGACCAGCAGTTTCCCCTTCGTAGAACGACACTGCCGATATTCCAGTAATACCAGTAAGAATCATTTCCACAGTCTTTCTGTGACTTTCATCTTCAAGAGCATCTATTTCGGTTACACCAGTATCCATAATTGAATGGTCATAAGTAAACAGTTCACATGTCAACTTGTAAACATATAATTTACCAAGAACATAAAATGGATTTTCATGCTCTGTAAAATTTATTTCAAATAGACCGTTACTGAGGGGGAAATAAATTAAATCTCCTTCTCTTGGTCTTTTTATATCTGTTCTTTTTTCTGATACTTCTTTTTCGAATCTTTTTCTGGCTACAACCAAAGTAACTTTATCTTTGACTTGAATTCCAAATTTAGACATAATATCTTCTTGGCCTTCAAATCCATTTACCGATTCAATATACATTTCAATTGGAAATGCATCTTTAAATTTATATTTACCAGCTTCGCCAAAAATTTTATCTTCACTGATCATTTCCCGGGGGACATAAATCATATCTTGCCCCATCATTCTAATAGTTTCTACTGTAAGATCTTCTATTAGATTCTGTTCTGCAGGAAATTTTTGATTGAAGAATGGATTGGTTGCCATGATTATCCCATCTGGAAGAACGGGGGTCCTTCATATGCAGTTAATATTTCTGCTTCAATTCGATCTATTTCTCCCTGTGCTTCCAGATATATCTTTTCACCCCTGAGAGTTCCACCGCCGGGCAATTGGACATTTTCAAACTTGGAAAGATTTTGTCCCCATTGTCTTTTTATTAACTGAACAAAATATTTTTTCAGCATTCTATCGTTGTATATTTCTGGGAATTTTTCAGGATCAAGTGCAAAGTATGCTTCAAACATCAAATTTTGACCAGCTTTCATATCAGTGCTCCAGTCACTGTTTATATAAATTCTGTTCATAGTTTTTGTAAATGTGATGCTTTTCTCGGGAGAAAAGTATTGATTCATCAGTGTAATATAACGCATGGCTAAATCATAATT